GAGAACCGGTTCCTGCTGGATCGGATTCCGGACTATTACGAGCGGCTGAAGAGCAGCTACGACGCGCGGTTTTACGAGCAGGAAGCGCTGGGAAAATATCTCAGCATGAACGCGGGGAGGGTGTATTACGCGTTCGAGCGGGAAGGGAATGTCGGCGAGGTCGGTGCGGACGAGCGGCTGCCGCTGATGTGGGCGCTGGATTTCAACGTGGACCCGATGTGCTCGGTGGTGGCGCAGGTGGAGGGAGAGAGAGTGCGGGTGATCGACGAGATCGTGCTGGGGCGGGCTTCGACGCTGGACGCGTGCAAGGAGTTCGCGCAGAGGTTTCCGGCGCACCGGGCGGGATTGATCGTGTACGCGGACGCGACGGGGTCGCGGATGCAGACGTCGGGAACGACGGACGTGGAGATCTTGAGGGAATTTCTGCTTTCGGGCGAGTACGGAGAAGCGCTGTTCAAGATTCCGACGTCGAATCCGGCGGTGAGGGATCGGGTGACGCTGATGAACGCGAAGCTCGAATCGGCGGCGGGGGAACGGATGTTGACGGTGGACTCGCGGTGCCGGGAGCTGATCAAGGATTTCGAACAGGTGGTTTACAAGGAAGGCAGCGCGGCGGTGATCGAGAAGGATCGGGATGGGCGGAGGACGCATTTATCGGACGCGCTGGGATATCTGATCTGGCAGGAGTGCCGGGGCGCGGGGACGATCGGGGAGCGGGGACAGAGGTTGGTGTGAGCGGGCTGTGGGAATTGTGGACGCGTGCTCGAAAAAAATGGGGACAGACCGCTCTGTCCACGGATCGGCGGCGCCCACGGTTCCTGGTGTGTAGGTTGGGGACAGAGTGGTCAGTCCCCATTTTTTTCGCGCGGGAAAGGGTTTTCGAGAGAAACAAAAATGTTTGAGATCGATCGGGAGCATCCGCATTACGTTCTGCGGAAATTGGTGTGGAGGCGCTACAGGGATCTGTACGCGGGGGGCGAGCAGCTCCGGTTTCGCGCGCATCACTACCTGGTGCGTCGGCAGCGCGAGCCGGGCGACGTATACGCCGAGCGGCTGAGCCGGGTGTTTTACGAGAACTACATCGGTTCGATCGTGGACTGGTACGCGTCGACGCTGTTCCGGACGGAGCCGTCGATCACGTTTTCGGGGGCGAATGAATTTTACGCCGAGTTCGTGGGAGACGTGGACCGGAAAGGGACGGAACTGGCGGATTTCTGGCGGCGGCAGTTCATCGAGACGATGATCGCGGGAGTGAGTTACGTGCTGGTGGATTTTCCGCGGGTCGAAGGGAAGGCGGGAAACCGGGCGGAGGAGGACGCGCTGGGAGTTTCGCGCGCGTACCTGGTGGATTATCCGGCCGAGGACATCATCAACTGGAGCACGGACGCGCAGGGGAATTACGAATGGATCGTAATTCGGACGCATTTTTTGAAAAAAGATCGCGTGGAAGACGAGGAATGGCGGGCGGAGACGCGGTGGACATATTACGACAAGCGAAATTTCCGGATTTATCAGAAAACTGATGGAGAATCGGCCGTGCGGCTGATCGACGAGGGGACGCACGGGCTGGCGAAGCTCAACCGGGTGCCGATTTTCGAGATGCGCATTCCGGAGGGGTTGTGGCTGCTGAACCGGGCGGGGCTGCTGCAACTGGAGCATTTCAATAAGTCGAACGCGCTCGGGTGGGCGCTGACGATGGGGTTATTCGCGATGCCGGTGGTGTACTCGGACCGGGAGTGGAGCCAGATGGTGGGGGAAAGTTATTACATCCAGCTCGGCCCGGGGGACAAATTCGGGTGGACGGAGCCGGAGGGGAAGGTTTATCAGATCGCGGCGGACAATTTGCAGCGACTGCAGGAAGAGATTTACCGCGTGTGTTATCTGGCGCAGGCGGGAGGGTCGCTCGATCGCGGCGGGGTGGTATCGGGGGTCAGCAGGCAACTGGATTTTTCGATCACGCAGGAGGTGTTGGGGGCGTTCGGGGACGCGGTGAAAGACCAGGTGCGGAGGGTGCTGAAGGCGATCGCGGCGGCGCGCGAGGACGAGATCGAGATCAGCGTGACGGGGCTCGACGAGTTCGATATTTCGGATTTTTCGACGGAATTGGATGACGCTCAGAAGCTTTTGTCGTTGGGCGTAGATTCTCCGACGTTAAAGAAAGAGATTTTCAAGAAATTGGCGCTCAAATATCTGAGCGACGCGCGGCAGGAGATCAAGGATCGGATCGTGGAGGAGATAAATGGGTAGTGGGGAGTCGGAAGTCGGGAGTGGGGAGTTAAGAGAGGTTGTGAGGGCGGTGATCGAGGAGTTTGCGGGGGTGAAGACGCTGGAGGCGCGGGTGAACGAGTTGATCGCGGAAAACCAGCGTGCACGGGCGAAGGCGGAAGAGGCGGAACGGAGTTCCGCGATTCGGGCGGAGTTGCAACGGATGGGCGTGGCGAAGATCGACCTGGCGTATCGGGCAGTGAAGGATGAGATTTACCGGAGCGAGGACGGTCGGTTGTTGGCGCAGGGTGGAGCGGAGATGAAGGATTACCTGGCGGAGTTCGTGGGAGAGAATCCGGAGCTGCTGCCGGCAAGGGTTTCGGGCGGGTCGGGGGCGAGCTCGGGAACGCGGGGCGGGACCGAGAGCGGAGTGGAGATCGACAAGATTCGTCCGGGGATGAGCGCGGAGGAGCTGGACAGGGTGAGACAGGAAGTGGCTCGCGTGGCGCAGAAGACGCTGAGGGGGTTCTGAGCTTTTGAGAATTTGATCAGGAGCCAGGCTCCAGGAGTCAGGAATCAGAGGCGCTCGAAATGGGCGCCTTTTTCAATTTAGTAAGGAGATAAAAGGGAAAAATGGGAGCAATTACATCAGCAAATGTCGCGACTGCGATTGTCAAGCTGGTGGCGGCTGATGCGCTGCCGGCCTTGATGGGGAATTTAGTGATGGGGAACCTGGTGAATCGCGATTACGAGGCGACACTGGCGCGGGCGGGCGACACGGTGAACGTGCCGATTCCTCCGACGCTGGTGGCGAACAACATCGCCGAGGGCGGCACGGTGACGCTGCAGAATCCGAATATCGGGAACGCGCAGATCGTGCTGACGACGCACGTGGAGGCGTCGTTCCAGATTCCGGACGTGACCAAGTGCCGGACCTGCTGAAGCTGTACATGCAGCCGGCGGTGGTGGCGATCGCGGAACGGATCGAGAGCGACCTGCTGGGGTTGTATCCGAACTTCACATCGAACGCGCCGGTGGGCACGGCGGGGACGCCGCCGGTAGAAGCGACGATTGACTCGGCAGAGACAGCGCTGTTTCAGGCGTTGGTGCCGCCGAGCGCGGCGAAGTACCTGGTGGTGAGTCCGTCGGCGTACTCTTCACTGCGGCAGATTACGCGATTCAGCGAATTCAACACGGCGGGGGAAGCGGGACTGCGGGCGTTGATCGACGGGGCGGTGGGCAAGATGAAAGATTTTTACATCTTCCGGTCGCAGTTCGTTCCGACGACGGGGTCGAGTCCGGTGACGACGCACAACCTGGCGTTCGCGCGGGACGCGATCGGGCTGGTGATCCGGAGGCTGCCGCAGCCACTGCCGGGCACGGGAGCGATCGCGGAGTACGCGGAGCTGGGCAATTTCGGGATGCGAGTGACGATGAGCTACCAGCCCAATACGCTGGCGCAGCAGTTCACGGCGGACGTGCTGTATGGCGTGGGAGTGTTGCGAAACACGTTCGCGGTGCAGGTGGAGAGTTAGCCGGGCGGGCCGGCGCTTGCCGGCCCTTCCTTTCATGGGAACTGGGGATTGCGATGGATTTACGTGAGTATTACGACAGACTTCGACGAATTGAGAAGGAAATGAGCGAGGAATCCGTGATCATTTGCGGACAGGACGGGACAAGGACGGAGGTTCCGCGGGCGGTGGCAGCGCTGATGATCGTGGAGGGGAAAGCGGAACTGGCGAGCGCGGAGAGCGCGGCGGAATTTCGCGCGGGCGTGGAGGCGCGCTGGAAAGCGGCGCGGCGGGAGCTCTAGATGCTGCTGACGGACGGAAATCCGAACGACCCAACCGATCTTGCGGTTTACGAGACGGACATTTTGAACGTCGCGGCGGTGGAGTCGATCGACCTGAATCAGAAATTGACGCTGGCGACGCTGGAGATTTCCGAGGACGTGCTGGACGTGCTGCTCGATCACACCTGGATCGTGGACCCGCTGCCGAACGCGCGCAGGACCACGGGAGTTTCGGATGTAGTGGTGTCGCAGCAGATGCAGCGATGGCACGCGCTGCACACGCTGGCGATCGTGTACCGCGACGCGTTCAACAACCAACTGAACGACCGGTACCGGGTGAAGTGGCAGGAATATGAGCTGCTGGCGCAGGACGGGCGGGTGAAGACGCTGAAGTTCGGAATCGGGCTGGTGGCGAATCCGATTCCGGAGGCGGAGACGCCGGTGGTGGGATCGGTGAGCGGGAACGGCGTGGGAGGAACGTTTTACGCGCAGGTGACGTGGGTGTCGGCGACGGGGCAGGAAGGCGCGCCGAGCGTCGCGAGCGCGATGACGCTGGAGCCGCTGAATAATCTGACGGTGCAGGCGGTGAATCCGCCGGCGATCGCGACGGGATTCAACGTGTACGCGGGCGCGAGCGCGGATGCAACAACACTGCAAAACGCGTCGGCGCTGGCGATCGGAGCGACGTTCACGATGCCAGACAGCGGCCTGGTCGCGGGGACACCGGTGGGGACGGGGCAGGCGGCGCAGTATTTCGTGACCGGCGGGTCCTTGTTGAGGCGGGGGTAGACGTGGCGCAAACGGCGAGCGTGGTGACGGGATTGTTCGCAGGGTTTTTGAAGGCGGCCGAAACGGGAGTGTCGCAGGCGGTGGGGCAGCTCGCGCAGGATACCGGAGTCGCGCTTGCGCCGCTCCCGCCGGAGCACGTGGTGAGTCAAAACGTGCCGGCGGCGATCGCGGAACGGGCGCTCCAGGTGAATTATCCAGCGGTGTATGTGTATTCGGACCGGGTGCGGAACGTATTAACCGAGAAATTCCGCACGTTTTCCGGAAAAGTGCGGACGGTGGCGGAGGTCCGGGTGTCGCAGGACCGGATTCAGGGGCTAGAGGATCAGACGCGGCTGTACGTGGATGCGGTAACGCAGGTGTTGGACGCGAACCGGGGGAGCTGGGGACAGGGGGCGTTTTTCACCGGAGGGTACGAGATCGACTTCGAGCCGGTGGCGCAAGGCGGGAAGAATTTTGTGCAGGTGGCGACGGTCAGTTTTGAGGTTGATCTTTCGGTTTAGTTGGGAGTCCGATCACGGAAGATGATCAGGCTCCAGGAATCAGGGGCCAGGAACCAGGGAAAACATGTCTTGTTATATTTCGTCGAATAATGAACGGGTTTATGTAGCGCTGGAGACGACTTACGGCATTATTCCGGCAATTACCAGCGCGAACCGGATTCCGCTGCTGAAATTCACGGCGAAGCAGGCGCCCGAGCAGAGCAAGCGCAAGGACAAGACCGGAACGCGCACGTTTCCGGGGCTGCCGAACCAGATTCGCATGAACACGAATTTGGGCGTGAACACGCTGATGACGGAGTGGACCGACCAGACGGTCCAGCCGTCGTACGGTCCGCTGTTCCAGGCCGCGATGGGAGGGACTCCGATCTTTTTCAACGGAGGAACGGTCGCGGCGGTGACGGGGACCACGGGAATCCAGTTCGCGACGCCGCACGGGTTGAGCGTGGGACAGGCGATCACATTCTCCAACGAGATGCGGTTCGTGGCTGCGATTCAGGACCAGTACACGGTGTTCGTGAATGCGCCGTTCACGAACATTCCTACGGCGGGGGCGGCGATCGGGACGACCGTGACGTACGTGCTCGCGGAGGATTTGGGGAGCGTGAGCGTGTTCGATTACTGGGACCCGTCGAACGCTGTGCAGAGGATCGTTGAAGGCGGGGCGATCAATACGATGAAGATCAAAGTCAACGGAGATTACCAGGAGTTCGATTTCGCGGGGCCGGCGCGGGATCTGGTTGACAGCGCGAGTTTTCAAGCCGGG